GCAGGAAGCTAGGAAGAACGCCGCATTCGCGGAATTCGTACCTTTCACTGCTGAGGTGACTGTAATGCTTGAATCTGCGCCTGATTGGTTACTTCGCCAGACCCGCACATGCCCGTAGGCAGTGGGGCCTTCGACGTTGAACGTCCAGGTGGTCGATCCGCGATAGGCCACGAAGGCTGGCAGGATCCACGCCATAGGTGTTGTGTTAGTGTAGTTAAACGGGAAGTTACTCGTTGTCACCACTAGACCCTTAGCAGAGTGTAGACCCGACGGGTCATACCCATATGCAGGGGGAATCTTGAGAAACCTATATTGTATCACCGTGTAGTCGTCAGTGGTGTCCGTAGCCACCGTGTTGACGCCTACTAGCGTCGTTCGTCGCATCAACTGACGCAGGGACCGCACACACTCGCCAAAGTTAACGAGGTAGCGGTCAGGCATGGGGTTATTCACCCCAGAGCCAATCACCTGCGTGGTAGTGTAATCCGATTCGGTATAACAGTCCGCCTGTACTTGAAAGGTGGAGTAGTTAGGAACCGTACGTGGGTTGGCCAGTTCAAAGTTTTCGGCGGCGCGCGCGAAGACTAGAATTGACACTGATGACGATGACACAGGGGCCGTTAGTGCGGTGAGAACTCGCACCGTAATGGCCCCGTTATCGTAAATAGAGTTGTAGGCAAAAGTTGGTGTAGTACTGGTCGACCACTGGATCCCTGAGGAGCCGTAGTTGTTCCGAGTGACCAAAAATGCTAGAGCCTGTTGGTAAGGCACCCTAAATTCGACGTCAGCGTCATCACCCAAATCGACGATGGACGTGAAAACGACGTTGTTGGTGTTGGCGTCGTTGTAAATGTTCTCCCCTGCATAACCCGACGGATCGAAAGAGATGCGCAACCGACCTTTGTGGAAGGGTGAGCAAACAACCTTGAACCGGAAGATGATGTCGCCTCGCCAGTGCTCAAACAATGCGGAGATCCATGCCATGGGTGTCATGTACAGCTTGGAATTTGTCGCGGCATCGTTGTCGAAGAGCATCGGGTTGACGTTAGAGGAGAAAAGAATGGTGTCTGGAGTGGCTGAGGTCGACCAAGTGGTCGTGGTCAAGTATGACTCGCGTTGCACCAAGTGCGAGATGACCATCTCATCCTTTGAATCCAGACCCACGATTGCCGGGTCGATGGAGAGTTCATTCTTTGGGTCAAGTGTGAGCTTCTCATTGGGGAAACCTATCTCGGTAGAGGCCATTGGTGGAAATGGCGATGGGCGGTATGGCAAAGTGTCTGCTATGACCGGAACATTGGTAAAACCAAACATTCGGGCAATAGACGAAATCGCTGACGCTCCTATCTTAGTTGCTGTGGCGAACCTCCCAATGATGGGGATATCCTCGAACCATGATGCCCCTGCCGCAATAGCGGAGGCAGGCCCGGAGACAGCCCCTTCTCCATATTCATCGGCCTGCAGTTCCAGCGACTGAGTCGCCAGACCTGCCGAAGGGCCGGAAAGCTTAACATCCTCTGCCCAGGCGTATATTGAAATAGTGACGCCTGTCCCTGATGCACCATTAGCACTCTGGAGTGTGGTGTAATTCAGGAAAGTGAGTTGGCCCTGCTGGGTCATCTCAGTTGCAGATTGTGCATTGATCCAATTCTTGTTCCAAAAGAAAGGCAAGGTCATTTCGCCCGCCTCGTTACCTTGAGGGTAAATCCAGATGTGTGGTCGCTGGGAGTAAGGTATGAAATACCGAGTCCCGGAATCATTCTGGATGGTCGAGGGGGTTACAGTGGGCAATGGCTGGTAGCTCATAAGCATCGACCCGTAATAAAACGGGGAAGCATTGATGAGCACCTTCACCTTGAGCTTGCATTGGATAAAGGCAAAATTGTTGAGCTTGTACTGTACCCTGGAATCTGTAAAATACGCGTTCCAGGGGTTAAACGTGTGCGTAGTGCCTACCGCATCCGTTTCGTTCCACGTGAAAGACCCAATGCGCACAGGGCGCGAAAGGAACTTCACAAAGTCGATGTTCCGCGTTTGGTCAGTGGAAGTCATGGGGTCCAAATCGATGTTCAGGCCCGCATGCATACCAGCTGCCTCATCATGGAAGGCGACTGTTTCACGTTGTATATGGCTAGCCTGCGCAGCATCCGTCACTGAGACGTCCGCTTGCACTTGCCATAGACCCTCGTCTGGAGGGCCACCAGGGGGGCGTTCTAGTACGCCCCCGCAACTTTGTCCGATTCCACAGTCGGACTCCTCAAATAAGTTGGTAGGTGCCAGTTATAGAATGGGGGGGGGGCTAGCCCGTCCCAAGCGGGTATTCTAAAGCCTCCTCAGGCAGGAACAGTTTAACGACATGTTGGTCGGGGGGGTCTTCTAATTCAAGGTACGCTTGCACGAAATGTGCTTAGAGCGTTCCTCAAAATCAAGGACCAACTCCCCCCAAGTTGGAAACGTGGAGGTTTCGACGTAAACATCTAATCCCTCCTCGTGGACGATCTCCTTGAAGACCTCACTCATCTCGGTGAACTTCTCTTGTCCATAGAAGAAGTACTCACGCACTGCGGTAGCCACAATTTGCAGAGCATGACATGTCGGCGAGATGTTCTTCTTCTGCACGCACACCATCAGCATCTTGGCTATAGAGTCCTCAGCCAACGGCGCCACATGCGCCCGCAGTTGTGGATCCCACCGCCAAATGCGCTTGAGGAACGACACTTGTGATATGGGGATATAGGGGATGGACTGGGCCTCCTTATCAGCCATGGTGTACTCGATACCCACCTCGGCCAAAACACCCTGAATGGCTGTATGGTTGAACCACTCGTACCCGTCCCGCACCCCCATAGCGTTATCATCACCATAAGTCATGAGGCGAACCACATGCTTGAAGTCACGAAGACACTGGGGGGGGCGCAAGGTCAAGAACGTATAGCGCATATAAAGGGAATTTGCCAGACTATTGACGATGACCGTGAGAGCATGTCCAGAAGGGTTACTCCCGAAGAACTCAATCAGGTCGCCGTTAAAGTCGACGGTGGGGAATGCCGTGTCATAGGCGATACCCCGCACCACCGACAACTCATCGTCCGAATATCCTCCGCGTTGGCAGATGTCAATCATGACGTCGAATGTGGCGAGGATCACGCTGGCAGGCATGCGCTTGTCGAACTTCGCGTAGTCGCCAGCCACCATCCGCTCACCCCCGTAGTGCGTCAGGTACTGATACATCTCTTGCCACTCAAGGCTCTGCGCCACAACGCCCACCCCAGTCTCGAAGGTATA